TATGCATCAGGCGGCATTGCTAGAATGTTAGGGGAATAATGAACCCAGCTAGATTTTCACAGATGATGAAGTATCTGACTAGGGCAAAGAAAGCCGACCCAGATCTTCCTGATGTCTTTCCTGCAAGCGAAGCTCCCATTCCACCAAAAACAAAAAACGTTGAAGAGACAGAAGCTGTTAATCAATTCATGTTGCGTAATCCACGAGTAGAAAAAGCAGGTGGTGGACGGATTGGATTTAAGGATGGACCTGCTGTAAAATTTGACAATACAAGAGACAAAATTCCAACAGGAGAGTTTATTGGAGAAGGAAGAGATAAAAGTCAAATATTTAAAATAAAAAATAATAAAACAGGATCTGTGAGATATACAACTACTGGTGCAGGGGGAGGAACTAAAAAACTTTATAACTCTATAGAAGAAGTTAAAAAAGCTAAACTTGATTTTATACCAGATGAACTTGTTAAAACAGATGCAAAAAGAATAAAAGAAAATATTCAAGAAGTTACTTATAAAAATAAAAAAACAGGAAAGATAACAACTAAATATAAACCTTTTATAGGACCAGATAAAGTTACCATACCTGGTCAAGGCGCTAATACATTAAAAGAAGCTGAAAAATTTGTTGCAAATTATTTTAAAGAAAATCCTAAACAAATAAGAGTTCGAGATCCTAAAAAAAACTATGCATCAAAAGATGTAAGAAAAAAAGTTTTAGAAGAAACTGATCGAACTAAAGCAGCAGGAACAAAAAAATATAATTATCATCACATAAGACAGATTGCAGGTGGAGTGCCATTAACAACAGACGATGTTATGATTATTAATCAAAGAATAAATTCTAAAATAGGTGGTAAATTTAATGAATCATTAAATAGAATATCAACAGCTATTCAAAAAAATAATAAACTAGCATTAGAGGCTATGAATAATAAACAAGAAGGTCTTGCATTAGATTATATGAAAAGATCTGATGAACTTAATGCTCAATCAGAAAAAATTGTAAACAGTGCAATTGATGACTTACCAGAAAAATATAAAAGTTATGTAGGATTTAATAAATTTACATTACCAAGAGATGAGTATGGTTTACCAATTAGCAATGAACCTATGATAATTAAAAAAGTTGGTGGTATGCCAGTGTCAAAAGATGCAATAGACTTAACAACTTTAGATTTAAAACAAGAAAAAGAATTTAGAAAAATAGTTAAAGCTCAAGCAGAATCTGGTAAGACTGGACCAATAGATTTAAATGCAGCAAAAGAAAAATTTTTAAAAAACTTAGATAATAAAAAATTTGGAAGAGTTGCTGATGTAATAGTTAAAGCATCCAAAGAAGGTGGTTTTGGAGATATTATGCAGAGTTATTGTTTAAGAAAGCAAGCTAAAAAAGGAGGCCGAATGTTTTTAAGTAGTGGTAGTGGTTGTCCTGCAGCTAAAGATGATCCAAAAGGATTTTTAAAAACTATATCTGAAGACCCGAGACTTGCTAAATTTTTAAAATCTGGTCCAGGTAAAAAAGCTGCAGCTTTAGCTGCAAGAGTAAGTGGTAATGTTTTAAATCCAACAACATGGATTGGTGGTGAGGTTGCTTATGTTTTAGCAGAGGGTTTAAATAATTTTGCCTCTGGTTTAGATTTAGCAGAATCTTTTGATAGAGCTTTTACATTTGGAGATTTTGAGAAGTTTGAAAAAAATTTAGTAAATCAAGCAAAAGAGTTAGGGTATGATGACAATCAATTAAATCTTTTACAAGAAACAATAAATATAAATAAATTAGACAATAGACAAAAAAAATTAGAGTATGGATTAGATGTTGAAGAACAAGACCCAAGTAGTTTGACTTCAGATGCAACAATGGGGTTTGAAGATCGTTTAGTTAACACGAATAAAAACTTAGATCAATCTGTTGATAATTATTTAAACATTTTAGATAAAATGGGATTTGATTTAAGTAAAGAGGAAAGTTATGATACAGGGGTTAATTATTTAGATAACGTGTTTAAAAAGAGAACTCAAAATCAATTAACAGAAACTTTTGATCAAAGAAAAGATCAAATAGATCCAACACAAACACCTTTTGGTAATTTTATAAGCCCTGTTTTTGATTTAGGATCTTATACTCAACCTTTAAAATATGCATTTGATGTAGTTAATCCTTTTACAAAAGATGTGCCTTTTTTATCTGAACGTCAACAAGAAGCAAAAAAATTAAGAGAGATGAGTAAGGAAGAATTAGATGCTTATAATAAAGAAAGAGGTTTTACGTTAGAGAATATAGAGCAAGGCACGGCTCCACAGATAAGACCATTAATGAATTACTTAGGCACCAATGTTACAGGACAAGGTTTCGGCAGTCAGTTTTTAGCAGGCGGTGGCATAGCAAAAATAGCTGGTATAGACCAAGGCCCACCACCAGTAAAAGGACCCAACTCACAAGGGTTGCAAGGACTATTAAAACGTGGTATTAAAATATAGGAGTATTAAATGGCAGAAATAGACAAAGGACTCCCGAACACTAGAAACAAACTTGAGATTCCTTCAGAAGAGGAATTGCAAGATGTTGCTGTTCAGGAACCTGTAGAAGAAAAAGGACCAATCGAAGTTATCCCTGAAGAAGATGGCGGCGTAACTTTAGATTACGAACCCGGTTCAATCAATGTACCAGGAACAGAATCACACTTTGACAATTTATCAGAACTTTTACCTGATGATGTATTGGAGCCAATCGGAAACGATATGGCACAAAACTACATGGATTATAAATCATCAAGAAAAGATTGGGAGCAATCTTACATTACAGGTCTAGATCTTTTAGGATTTAAATACGAGAATAGAACAGAACCGTTTCAAGGAGCTTCAGGTGCAACTCACCCAGTTCTTGCAGAAGCAGTTACACAGTTTCAAGCACAGGCTTACAAAGAATTATTACCAAGTGATGGACCAGTAAGAACACAGATTATTGGAATTAAAAACCCTGCAACAGAGCAGCAGTCACAACGTGTAAAAGATTTTATGAACTATTTGGTTATGGATCAAATGAAAGAATACGAATCAGAATTTGATTCGATGTTGTTTCACCTACCACTAGCTGGATCAACTTTTAAAAAAATATACTACGATGTCCCAATGGGCAGAGCAGTATCAAAGTTTGTACCAGCCGATGAATTAATTGTCCCGTATACGGCTACCTCATTAGACGATGCGGAGGCAGTAATTCACACATTAAAAATTTCTGAAAACGAATTAAGAAAACAACAAGTCAGCGGTTTCTATAGAGATGTAGAACTGGGTTCACCAGGAACAGACACAAATAACGAACTTGCAAAAAAAGAACGTGAGTTAGATGGTACAAAGAAAACAGGTAAGAACGAACCTGTATACACTTTGTTAGAGTGTCATGTTAATTTAGACTTAGAAGGTTTCGAAGAGGTTGATGCTCAAGGTGAGCCAACTGGAATAAAATTGCCCTACATAGTAACTGTAGAAGAAGGCAGCCGAGTAGTGCTCTCCATACGGAGAAACTATGCGCCCGATGATCTAAAGAAAAATAAGATCCAATATTTTGTCCACTTTAAATTTCTGCCCGGACTCGGATTTTATGGCTTTGGACTCATTCATATGATTGGCGGATTGAGTCGTACGGCAACGGCGGCTCTCCGTCAATTATTAGACGCAGGAACATTATCAAACTTACCAGCAGGTTTTAAACAAAGAGGTGTTAGAGTTAGAGATGAAGCATCTCCAATACAACCAGGTGAGTTTAAAGATGTTGATGCACCAGGTGGTAATTTAAGAGATGCATTTTTTCCATTACCATACAAAGAACCATCTCAAACTTTATTAAATTTACTTGGTATTGTTGTACAAGCTGGTCAAAGATTCGCGAGTATTGCTGATATGCAAGTGGGCGATGGTAATCAAGGTGCTGCAGTTGGAACAACAGTCGCTCTTCTTGAACGTGGTTCAAGAGTAATGTCAGCTATTCATAAAAGATGTTACGCAGCAATGAAGAATGAATTTAAATTACTTGGAAAAATTGTTTCACAATATTTACCACCAGAATATCCATATGATGTTGTAGGTGGTGCTAGAAATATTAAACAAACTGATTTTGATAATAGAGTTGATATCATACCAGTAGCGGACCCCAATATATTTTCTATGTCTCAAAGAATTACTTTAGCACAAACACAATTACAAATAGCAACAGCGAATCCACAATTACATAATATGTATCAGGTATACCGAAACATGTATAATGCGATAGGTGTAAAAGATGTTGATGCAGTTTTACCACCACCAGCGCCAACTGCACCGATGGACCCAAGTTTAGAACACATCAATGCTTTAGGTGGCAAACCTTTTCAAGCTTTTCCTGGTCAAGATCACAGAGCACACATCACAGCTCACTTAAATTTTATGTCAACCAACATTGTTAGAAATAATCCTGCGGTTATGGGAGCGATACAAAAAAATATTTTAGAGCACATAAGTCTAATGGCACAAGAACAAGTACAATTAGAGTTTAGAGAACAAATGCAGCAGATGATGATGATGCAACAGCAAGCAGCAACTAATCCACAGTTACAAGCACAGTTACAAGCAATGACAAATCAAGTAGAATCACGAAAAGCTATACTAATTGCAGAGATGACTGAAGAATATATGAAGGAAGAGAAACAAATTACGTCACAATTTGATAATGATCCTCTTTTAAAACTAAAATCACGTGAGGTTGACCTTCGTGCAATGGAAAATGAGAGAAAAAAAGATGCTGATAAGGCAGATGAAGACCTTGCAAGAGCAAAATTAATGCAAGCACAAGATATAGCTGAAGATAAAATGGATCAGAACGAAGATTTAGCAAAATTACGAGCTGGAGTCAGTCTTGCAAAGTCAGGAATTGATCAAGCAGCTGTTGTAATGGACGATAATTAATGTTAAGGAGATAATACTATGATGAACTATAAAAAAACAAAACAGATGGCAGTTCCAAGTCAAAATGTAGAGG